TCCGGCAGTTGGAAACCGTCCTCGGCCTGACCCCGGCCGACCGCACCCGCCTCGGCTACGGCGCGGTGAAGGTTGTCCAAGACCCAGTGGACGCCCTGTTTGACGACACAGCGACGGGTTGACATCCGCCATTTCGCGCGGCTGCTGAAGCACACCGAGAGTCCGTTCACCGGCCAGCCGTTCGTGCCGGCACCGTGGCAGGACGAGTACCTCGACCGCCTCTTCAACACGAAGCGGCCGGACGGCAAGCGGCAGTATCAGCGGAGTTTGCTGGCGTTGCCGCGGAAAATGGGGAAAGCCCTGGCCCTAGACACGCCAGTCCTGACGGTCGCCGGCTGGAAGACGATGGGTACCGTCGGCGTCGGAGACGAGGTGTTTCACCCGTCAGGCTACAGGACAAGAGTTGTCGCCGTCAGCGAGGTGATGCGCGACCGCCAGTGCTACTCGGTTGAGTTCTCGCATGGCGACACAATCGTGGCCGACGCCGAACACCTGTGGATGACGAACGCCAGGATCGACCGGCCTGGAACTGGAGTCGGCCAATGGCACGACAAGGGGTGTCGTCCTGGGTGGAGGATTCGGACGACAGGCGAGATCGCCGCATCGTGCCATGCAGGGTCAAGGGGCGACAGAAACCACGCTGTGGCCGTCGCCGCCCCGCTGGATATGCCTCCGGCAGAACTCCCGCTTGACCCCTACATCCTCGGCGTCTGGCTCGGCGACGGTAGTTCGGCCTGCGCCTGCGTGACAGTCAGCGCCCACGAAACCGACGTCATCGACAGCCTGGCTGCTGCCGGCGCGCCTGTATCCATCAAGCGATACGGGAAAAGTGCTGCCTACACAGTGTGCCTCGGAGGCAGGGAGTTTCGCCGCAGCAACAGAGGCAAGGGCGTCAAGGCGATACGAACGGTCCTTCGGTCCCTCAATCTCCTGAACAACAAGCACATCCCAGAGCGTTACCTTTTCGCATCGCTTGATCAGCGACTGGCTCTGTTTCAGGGGATGATGGACACTGACGGCTCGATTACCAAAACAGGCCAAGCGGAGTTCACGTCAACCAACAGGAGGCTGGCAGAGGGATTTGCTGAACTCGCAACGACGCTGGGACTGAAGGTTTCTCTTGCTGAAGGAACGGCAACGCTCCAAGGAAGAGTCATCGGTCCAAAATACAGGGTTCGGTTCGCTCCCACGCTGCCAATGAGGGCTTTTCGTATGGCCCGCAAGCAGGCAAGAGTGAAGTCGCCTCCAGTGGCCTCGCCGAGGAGCAAGAGCAGGCAAATCGTATCCTGCGAACCAGCCGTCTCCGTCCCTGTTCGCTGCATTCAGGTCGAGGCCGCAGACGGAATGTTCCTCGTTGGGCGGTCGCTGATTCCAACGCACAATTCGTCGATGTGCGCCGTCATCGGCGCCTACGAGGGTTTCTTTGGTGCCGACGGCGGCCAGATTCTCATCGCGGCCGGCGACCGCAAGCAGGCCAGCCTGCTGTTTACAGCGGCCTCTCGTTACATCGAGTCCTGCCCCGGCCTGCTGCGCCGCTGCAAGATATATAAGAACTCGATCGTCATCCCGCATAAGAAATCGACGATACAGTTTCTTTCATCGGAGCATAAGGGTAAGCACGGTTTTAACCCTTCGCTGGTTCTGCTCGATGAATACCATGTACAACCCAATCGCGACCTCGTCGATGTCCTCGAATCAGGTATGGGCGCCAGAGACGAGCCGCTCGTCATCTATGTGACCACGGCCGGCATGGACCGCATCGGCCCCTGCTACGACGAGTGGCAGCGAGCCTTGAAGGTCAGGGACGGACTGATCGACGACCCGACGTTCCTGCCCTGTATTTTTGCGGCCGACGACGCCGCTGACCCGTTTCTGGAGGAGACCTGGAAGGCCGCCCAGCCGAACTACGGAATCACCGTCCGCAAGGAGTTCATGGAGCGCGAGGCTGCGCTGGCTCGTGAGAGCGTGGCCCAGGAAATCAAGTTTCGGACCCTGTATCTCAACCAGTGGGTATCCAACGGGGCAAACAAGTTCTTCCGCAGCGGCGTCATCGACAAGTGCATGGCGCCGGCCCGCCCGATCGGCGAGCGGATCGCCTACTGCGGCCTCGACTTGTCGAGCAACACCGACACCACGGCGTTCGTCGCCGTCTGGCCTGATGACGACGGGTCATTCGACGTTCACTGTCACATCTTCATCCCCGAGGAGAACGCCGACCGGGACGAAGCGCCGTATCGCCAATGGGCCAAAGACGGATTCTGTACACTAACAGAAGGCGATCTAGTTGATTTTGACGCAGTTCGGAACTACGTCCTCTCGTTTTGCGAGAGAAACGCGGTTCGCGCTGTAGCCATTGACCGCTGGAACGCTACGCACATCACGACGCAACTCGTGGCCGAGGGCATTGAAGTTAAGCCCTACGGACAGGGTTACGCCTCGATGAGCGCGCCGACGAAGTTGCTGGAAGCCCTCGTGCTGGGCGGCCGGCTGCGACTCGGTGACAACAAGGCCATCGCCCTGCATTTGAGCAATATGCAAGTCCGCGTCGATGACGCCGGGAACATCAAGCCTACAAAACAACACTCTCACTCGACCGCCAGGATCGACGCCGCCGTGGCGCTGGTGATGAGCCTGGGCCTTGCCAGCAGCGAGGCGCATGGGCCTGCCGAAGAACCAACCCTCATAGTGTTCTGAACCAATGGACGAAGACATCGGCGATCTGGTCGAGATGCGGTCGAGCCTGTCGCGGGTGTTCGAGGAGATCATCGAGAGCAATCGGACGACGGCCGGCGTGACCGTCAGCCCCGAGGGCAGCCTGGCGTGCAGCACGGTCCTGGCCTGCGTCCGCGTGCTGTCAGAGTCGATCGCGTCGATGCCCTTCAACGTCTACCGGCGGCTGCCTGGGGGCGGCAAGGAGATTGCCGAGGATCATCCGCTTCAGGAAGTGCTCGCCTATCAGCCGAACGATTGGATGACGTCGTTCGAGTGGCGCGAGTGGATGATGAGCCAGATGCTCCTCTGGGGCAACGCCTACTGCCTGATCCGGCCGGGCCGGCGTGGCAGCGTTGACCAGTTGATCCCGCTCCACGCCAGCCGGATGACGATCGTGCGGCTGGAAAGCGAGCGAGCGAACTCCGTCGGGAAACTCCAGTACCAGTACCTGGAGCCGAACAAGGCCACCCCGACGCTCTACCGCCAGGATCAGATTTTCCATTTGCGGTGGCTCTCGTCGGACGGCGTGACGGGCTACATCCCCACGAACCTGTCCAAGGACGCCATCGCCCTCGCCAGGGCGACGGAACTGTACTCCAGCGCATTCTTTGGCAACGGGGCATCGACGGGGGCGTATATCGAGGTCGATCAGCCCCACAAGCCGGAGGTGCTCCAGCGGTTCAAGAACCAGTGGGACGACGTCCACCGCGGCCCGCACAAGGCGTTCGGAACCGTGATCATGCCGTTCGGCTTCCACAAGAAAGCCGACCCGGTCAACAACCAGCACAGCGCTCTCATCGAGACACGAAGGTACGCGACCGAGGAGATAGCGCGGGGCTACCGCGTCCCCCTCCACCTCCTCGGCGATCTGTCGAACGTCCGCTACAACACCGTCGAGCAGTCGGCCATCGACTTTGCGACGTTTTCGTTGATTCCGCACTGCCGCCGCTGGCAGTTTGCCTGCCGCCGTGACCTGATTGCCGACGACAAGAACTACTTCGTCGAGTTCGACCTGTCGGCCCTGATGGCCGGCGACTATCAGGCCCGCTCGCAGTTCCTCCGCGAGATGTTCAATATGGGCTGCCTTTCGGTGGACGAGATTCGCGGCCAGATCGGCTACAACCCGCTTCCCGACGGCCTTGGCAACAAACGGTTCGTCCAGGTGAATATGCAGTTGCTGGACGCCTTCACGGTCAACAATCCGACGGGGGCGGCGCAGAATCAGACTGCGCCGCTGCCGCAGGACGGGCAGCAAAGTCAGGGTCAGGATAGTGCCAGCGGCGATGCCGCTGACACCGCAAGCGACGGCAACGACGGCCCGACGCCTGCTGACGCTGCGACGCGGTCGGCTTCCGAGACCCTCTTCCGCACGACGCTTCGACGCCTCGCGGCCATCGAGGCCGACGGCATTCTGGAGCGTCGCAACAAGGCCGGGAAGTTGCAGGCGTGGCTCGAAGCCCACGAGCAGCGGATGAAGACGGAACTCCTCGACGCCGCACAGGCTACCGGCCGCGACATCGAGGCGTTCGTGAACGACTGGATGGAAGAGTCGAGGAATCGCCTGCTGGAGTGTCATCGCTCCGGCAGGCCGTATGAGGAGGCGACGACGTCATGGACGGATCGTGCGAACTTGAGCGACGGCTGATCGCGGAAGCGCCCGGCTTGGAGGTTCGGCAGAGCGAGAATGGCCGCACGGTCATTCGCGGGTACGCGGCACTCTATAACTCCGATTCGCAGGACTTGGGGGGGTTTGTCGAGAGAATTGCCCCCGGTGCCTTCGACGCCGTCATCGCCAAGAATCCCGACGTTTTCGGCCGCTACAACCACGAGCGACTCCTCGCCCGCACCTCCAGCGGGACGATGAAGTTGGAACTGGATGAGCGTGGCCTGCGGTACACGATCTATCCGAAGAAGGCCGACGCCGACGTCGTCGAAAGCATCGAGCGTGGGGACGTGCGCGGGTCGAGTTTCGCCTTCCGCACCAGCGGCGCCGGCGAGAAGTGGTTCAAGGACGCCAGCGGCCGGATGATCCGCGAGATCAGGTCGTTTGACTTCCTCGGGGACGCCGGCCCAGTGGACAACCCCGCCTATCCGGCGACGGAGGCATTCGTCAGCCGAAGAGCCTTGGAGATGGCAAAAAGTGAGCACCGAGAGACTCCAGTTGTGGTCGAAGATTCTGCGTCGCCTACTCCGCAGCAAGGCGAAGCCAGCGACGGTGCGGTGGAAGCCGGAGTGGAAGAGCGGGCGGCGCCAGTGATCTACGCGGCCGGCGACTTCGTGGCGTGGGACGGCGGCGTGGGCCGAATCGAATACGTCATGGAGGAGGGCAAGATCGGCGACTACTCCGATGAGCCTATCGTCGCTTCGCCAGACGACCCTGCGGCCCTGGTGCGGAAGTATGAGAACGAAGAGGGCTACTGGGAGGAATCCGACGAGTTCGTCGCCAAGAACATGAGCGAACTGGTCGCCGCCAGCAACATCATGGGCGAGGCGCCGGCTTTCATCGACTCAATGCCGGACGAGCGAGCCGTGAGCCTGAAACCGACGGCTGGCATGGCGGCTGCGGCGAAGCGTGGCCTCAAACTCCACGAAGAGGGCAAGAGCGGCGACGGCTTGAAGCCGGAGACAGTCGCCCGCGCCAATCGCCTTGCTCGCCGCGAGGAAATGAACCCCGAGTGGGTTCGCGAGATGAATGCCTGGTTCGCGCGGCACGAGTCGGCGAGCAAGTCCCCTGGATGGGACAAGGCCGGCGAAGAGAAGCCCGGCTTCGTGGCGTGGCTCCTGTGGGGCGGCACGCCTGCGAAGAACTGGGCAGCGCGGAAGGTGAAGCAGATGGAAGCCGATGCTGCGCGCAGCATCGAGGTCAAGGTGAGCGTCAACACCGACGCCTTCCGCTCCACCATCGCATCGTTGAAGGCAACGCTGCTGCGGACTCACTTGCACGGCAAGTAGTCCGTACCCTACAAATCAAGATATACGCCCTGCGAAGGATTTCGCAGGGAGCAGTGCGAGCGACTTGAGGACTCAATTCGCGGCGCGCTTGCGGGCAACACACCCGCCGGCCGCCGCACCTACCCGATTGGCCGGCTTCATCAAGGAGCAAGGCCAATCATGGCGAGCAACCTCAAGCGTCTTCAGGACCGTGCCGCGGCGATCGCCGCGCGGATGACCGAACTGGCCGATGTGGCCGAGCGTTCGGAGGATCAGACCGCGGAACTCCGTCGGCTCTCCGACGAGGCCGACAAGGTCAAGTCCGACCTGGAGTTCGAGGGTACGCTCGCCGCCAAGGAGGCGGAACTGCGGGCTGTGGTCGAGAAGGCCGCCCCCGCCCCGGCTGCGGCCCCTGTGGCCGAGCAGCCGAAGAAGGTCGAGATTCGGGCGGTTCACCCGCATCACACGACCCTGCGGGCGTTCAACGACTCGGCTGACGCCGTCGAGAGCGCCTATCGCTGCGGCCGGTGGCTGCGGGCGACGGTGTTCAAGAACGCCGACGACCTCCGGTGGTGCCGTG